AAGTTCTCATTATTCATGCCGCGCCCCTCTCTGCGTGCCGTCTGTTCGCCTTTGCGCTGTCACGGCTTGCGTATGCCTCTTGTGCCTGGTGTGCATTATGCGCCTTTTGTGCATCATGTGCCTAATATGCGCCGGGTTCGTTCACGGTTCAAGGGTGTATGCCCCCCTTTGCGTGCCGTGCTGATAGGCCGCCAGCATACCGCCGCGCTCGGTGTCTGATACTGGCTGCAATATACGCAATGGGTGTAGTCCCCCCTGGCCGCCAGCGTTGCCCTGTGTGGCCGCATACCGTGCCGCCCGCCCTCTGATACCCGCTATACGCGCATAGCCCCCCTACCCCATTATGAGGCTTTTGCCTTGATATGCGTTTTAAGGCCGTTTTTAGCGTGTTTAAGCGCCTTTACCGTTGTACTGGTGGTTTTACTTGTTTGAGCGTACAAGCGCCTGTATGCCCCTTAAAACGCGATTAAAGGCTATTCTATACCGCCGCCTGCTGTTCGCCTGGCTCTGCATCTCTTACCCGCTTGTACTCTGCCTCAAGTTCTGCAAATACCGCGTGTATTAAAGCCTTTGCGTAAGCCTCGCCCTCAAAGCGGATTGATATTGCCTTGATGCCCTCAATGGCTGATTGCCAGTACTCATCCGTCAAGCGTGGCGGGTAATGCTGCTCGTGATACTCTGCTATTGCCCTGTAAATGGCATGGTATGCGCCCGCAAAGGTTTTACGCGGGCTGCTGGCGGCCTGTGGCCTGCGTTTAATCTCAATCATGGCTTATAGCCTCGCCCTGGCGCTCTTTTCGGGCGCTGTCTGTGTGTATGTCATGGTTTCGCCATTAAAGTAAAGGTCTACTGTCTTGCCGCCGCCGCCAAAGCGCCCCTTTGTCACCGTGAGCGTTACAAACCTCTTTTCATCGTCTGTTAGTTGGTTCGGTGATTTCGCCTTTTTACCGTCCTCATCCTTGCAAAGCGTAAAGGATAAGGCCAGTTGCAAGTCTGCCGAATACTCAAGCGCTGATGTATCGCGCCCTGCATCCATTGTCACCGTGCCGCTTTTGTTGCTCTCTCTGTTATGCGCTATGATGATAAACACAAGCGTATTATACTTTACTGCGTATGCCTTTAAGTCAAATACCGCCCGCTTGATTGCTGCCGTTGCATCCTCGCGCTCTTTGCCTGTCACAAGTTGTAAATAGTCTAATACGCATATAGGCGCGGCCTCGCCTGCCGCCTCTGCCCGCTGCGCCTCTTTGCTGATATACGCCAGGATAGCATCAAGGTTACTGCCTATGCCCTGCGGGTTGTATATCATCCTGGGCGCTATCTCTTTGCGGTATACCTCTGCTGCCGCTGTAACTTGCTGGCGCTGCTCTGCTGTCCATTTATAGCCCTGTAAGATGTCTGTTGTCTTGAGCGTTGCGCCTTGCCTGGCCGCTATGCGTGATATGCTGCGGGCAAGTATCTGCTCTTGCGCCATTTCAAGGTTTAGAAAGATGCAGGATGTACCCGCCTTTGCCATGCCCTCAAATATCCATTGCGCCAGGGCTGTCTTACCTACGCCTGGCGCAGCGCCCAATAATACAATCTGCTGCCGGATAAAGCCCCCGCCTATTGCCCTATCTATATCGCTTATACCTGTTGGCATAGGCTCATACCGCCGCGTTTGTACGGCCTCTAAGAAGGTATCTATCATGTTTGCGCCTGTGCGCTCCTGGCGCTCTGCATCCTGGGCGCTGCGTGCCTCAAGCGTTGCCCGCGTTGCATCGTCTATCGCGGCTTTAAGCGCCTCTGTACCGTCTTTCTGTAATACCTCGTTTATATCGTTTCTGTACCCTGCGCTGGCCTTGTCTTTCTCATCGCCCATAATGGCCGCCGTGCCGTTTACAACAAAGATACCGTCTGCCTCAAGTCTTGCGCCTATCTCTGCGGCTGCCTTTTGCCCCGCCTCGTCATTGTCCAGCGCCAGGATAAGCGCCGCTTGCGTGGGCTTTTTAGCCAGTTGCGTATATAGGCGATTTGCGCCGCTTGTGCCGCTGATTGCTACGGCCTGGCCGCCAGCCTGTTTGATACTGGCTGCACAGATAGGGCTTTCTACAACAAAGCAAACCTTGCCGCTGTAAAGCGCTGCCGGATTGTAAAGCGGTATATCTACGCCTGTAAGGTTGTAATGCTTGATGCCCTCGCGCGTGTTGCGCTGGCCGTAATATGTACCCTCTCGGTTATAGGGCATTGTCACCGTGCCATGTGCAGCATCATAGCCAAACATACAGTCTTTAATCGTTTCAAGGGTAAGCCCTCGCCCTGTAAGATAAGCCTCGCCAGGGCTGCCCGCCAGCGCCGCCGCAAAGCGCTCTATATCCTGGCTATAATCATGCGCCCCTGCTGGCGGCTCTGCCTCTGCGCTGCTGCCTATGTGTACCGCATACGGTGCAGGCTGTTCAGGGCTGCCATACCGCGCCAGTAAAGCCCTGGCGGCCTCTGATGCTGATACCTGGTGTAATGCAGCGTAAAAGTCAAATATATCGCCGCCTTGCCCGCATGAAAAGCAGCGCCATGCCTCGTTGTTCTTTTTGCTGTCAATGCTTAATGCCCCGGTCTTGTTCGCGCCTGTGCCGCTGCCGCAAAGCGGGCAATGATACAATTTGCCTTTGCTCTTTGTTGTGCTGCGCTCTATTTCGTCTTTCAAATACCGCTTTAGTTCGTTCAATTCTGCCATGCTGGCCGCCTTTCTTTTGCCCTCTAAGGGTGATATACTAAGCGGGCGTGGGTTCGCCCCCTCGTGAGCGTCTGCCCCTGTGCGTGCAAAGTGTAAGGGTAGGCGCTCTTGCTTTTTATTTATAGGCTGCCGCCCTGCGGTGTCAACAAGCAGGCGGTAGCCAGTACAGTACTTATATTACATATAGTACTTATGGCATTTTTTGAAAAGTCTGATAATCCTTATGTCACAAGGGATTAAGCCCCTTTTTTATAGGGCTGTATGTCATCAAATATCGCACCTATGTCATCAAATATCGCACCTCATGTCATCAAAGATTGCACCTCATGTCATCAAAGATTGCACCTTTTAATCAAGGATAATCTCTACGCCAGTAATGGCCTTGCCCTGGTTTAACTTGCTGTACCCTTTGATATAGCCCTGGTCTTGCCAATAATCCAGTACAGTAAAGATATACTTTCTTGTGCGCTCTTTGCCCTGGCGCGTTGCATCTGCCTCGCCTATCATTTCGTAAACAGTATCAAACATAATATGCCTGCTTTGCCTTGCGCCTGTTTTGCCTTTCATAACCTCAATGCGCCGCAACAAATATCCTTTAATGGCTATGCGCTGCTTTGTATTGCGTACCCGCTGCCCGCCCTCTGTAATGCTTAACAAGGATGCTGGCACGGTTAATACCTGGCCTATGAGGCTTGAATAATCGTAAATGATTGATTGCTCCATCATCTTGTACGCCTCTACCCGCTGGCCGCCTGCCTCAACCTCTATCTTTCTCATGGCCAGTAAATAGGTATCTACCTTGCCGGATGTTATCTTTCTGCCATCAAAGGTAATGCCGCGCTGGTTTAACTCATCTGTGCAATCTATCCTTGCCCGGATAAAGCGCTGTTTATCAAGGCTCTGCTCTACCTCTGCAATCTGCTCTTTACTGGGTGATTCTGCGTCTGTTAGGTTTACCATTGCGCGGTATAGCATTGCTGGCGTAAAGGCTGTAACGCCGTGCGCGTATAGGCTGGCGGCTGCGTTGTTTACATTGCGGTCATACTCCGTGTACGGCTGGCGGCCTGTCAATTGCACCTTTTCGCTGTTGCCCTCATAGGTTAATACTGATAGGCTCGTTATCTCTTTCTTGCCCTGCTTTGATACGATTAAATCTATGCCAGTTTCGCCGCGTTGCAGGATGCCCGCTATATTGTTTGATAGTTTATTGTTTGCTATTAAATGGCTCTGCGGTACTGCTCCGAATAAGTGAGATACTGCGCTGGCGCTTTCAATCTCAAAGGCTGTTTCTACGGCTGTTTCTAATACCATGCCCTTTGTATTGTGCTGCACCTTGAGCGATTTATCCAGCATTGCCGCCAGCGCCGCGCGTTCTTTATCGCCTATGCCCCCGGCCTGTGCAGGGTTTATATCCTCATTGATAGCAAAAAAGTAAAGGGCAATACGGTGTATGCCTGCGTACTCATCTGCGCTTATATTGTCCAGGTTTACGGCCTTATCCTCGCCCTTAAAGTGCATTAAAAGATAATCCTCTGCCTGCACAAAGTTGCTATTGCGGTACGCCGCCCATTTGGTTAATTGCTCTTTAATCGGCTCTTGCTCTGTATCTGCCCTGGATGCCCGCCAGTTTAACTTAACGGCCATGCTTTCAATCTTTTTTGAGATTAAGAGCATATTATTTATGATTGATTCTGCGCTGCGCTCACTCATGCCCTAGAACCTCTTTAATCTTGTTATAGCGCTCTGCGTTGGCCTCTGCGTGCTGCTCTATGATGCTGTTTACAAAGCGGGTGACGGTCATGCCTTGCAGCGCCCCCATTGTCTTGAGATAGGCCATGTTATCAAGCGTAAAGGCTATGTTCATGCGTGCCACTTTACGCGCCTGCGCCCGCTGTGCCTCTTTCGCCTCTATAAAGGATTGCATCTGTTGCAGTGTGGCCGCCAGTTCATCGGATGATACCTCTTGCACCTTGCGCGGCTCTTGTGCCTGCTGTACCTGTTGTGCCTCTTGTGCATCTACCTCATCATGCGCTGAAAAGAAAAGGTCTGCGCCCTGCTTGATTGCCCCGGATAAGTCTTTTTTCTTTGCCATTGTTCGCCCCTCGCTTTCTTGTGTTTGTTGTGCATCATGTGCAATATGTGCATTATGTGCCTGTTATGCCCTGTATGCCTCTTGTGCCAGGTACTCATCTATAAAGGCTTTATAATCTGCCGTGGCCTTTGCCTTTGCGTGGCTGTCAAAGATGCTGCTCTGCATGATTTGCGCCTCTTTAATGGCTATTGCCTCGCGGATTGTAGCCCTGTAAAGATGAGCGTTTAGCGCTGCGGCTCTCTCTTGTATCGCCTCTATCAGTTGCTTTGTGGCTATCGCCCTTTGCCCCTTGCGCGTGATAAGCACGCCTGCCAGGATAAGCGCCGGGTTGCTGTATTTCTTTACCTTGTCCACCGTTGATAGTAATTGCTGTAAGCCCTGTAAAGAAAAGATGTCCGCGCCTACTGGTATAACAATATCGTTTGATGCCGTAAGCGCGTTAATGGTCATGATGCCCAATGCTGGCGGGCTGTCTATGATAATGTGCGTGTAATTGCCTGCAATGCCCTCAAGCAGTTCGCGTAAAAGGTACTCGCGCCCGGTCTGCGTAAACTCCAGGTCTGCCCCGGCCAGGTACAAGGATGAGGGCATTATATCGCCCTGGTCTGTGCGCTGTATCGCGTCTGCCGCGCTTATTTCGCCCCGCATGGCCTCATATAGCCCCGCCCTGGCCGCGTCTGCCCTCATGGCATAGGTTATATTGCCCTGCGGGTCTGTGTCTATAATGAGCGTTTTACGGCCTCTATGGATAAGGCCAGTTGCAAGCGCGTGCGCCGTTGTTGTCTTGCCTACGCCGCCTTTTTGATTGATTACGGTTGTAATGCGCGTCAAGGTTTCGCCCCCTCTTTCTCTTTATAGGCTCAATTCATCAAATAGCGTTGTTGCTATCTTTGCCCCCTGCGTAAGTTCATACTGCTTTGCCGCCGTGGATAGCACCGTCTGCGCCGCTTTCATGCGGATGCTGGCGGGCTGCTCTGTATCGTCCATTATATCCATAAGCAGTTTTGTAGCCCTGGCCGTGCCGCTGTTTAGCGCCTCTAATTGCTCAAGCGTTGTTTGGTCACGCGCTGCCCTGTATGCAGCGCCAAAGTCACCGTCATAACGAATGTAATTATAAAGCGTTCTGCGGCTGATTTCTGCCTTTTCTGCCGCCTCGGTGAGGGTGTTGCTGTCCAGCAGCGCGTTTAATGCCCTGGTCTTTCTCTGCTCGTTTGCCATGGTCTGCCCCTTTCTTTACTTGCGCCTACGGTCTAATTGCGCCCCTACTTTGCCAAACTGTACCTTGCTAATGATTGCCTCGTGATTGCCCTTTATAGGCTTTTTTTGGTGCATAAGCACGCCTGTATAGAAGGGATTGCGTAAGATGCCCTGCACGCCGCCCCTGCTCCATTGCTTGCCCTGGCGCGTTGTAAGCCCCTGTGCGTTCAAAGCATCCGCAATCTGCCCTAATGTGCGCCCGCGCTGCCCCTCTGTGTACATGAACCTAACAAGCGCCGCCTCTTTCTCGTCTATGATTGCGGCCTTTTTATCGTCCGTGTACTGATACCCATAAGGGCATACGCCTGCGGGCTTATCGCCGCCCTTTGCCTTAACGGTGCGCCCCCTGGCCAGTTTAAGCGCGATTGATAGGCGCTCCCACTCGTCCAGCAGTTCAATAATGCCCGCTATAAGCCTATCGTTAGGGTCTTTTGCGTATATATCGTACTTGGGCTGTTCAATGCTGATAATGTGCGCGCGCCTTTTCATCAACTCGCGCCGGATAAGCACCTTTGCGTTGTCGCTGCGCCATAGGCGGCTTGTGTTCAGTACTAATACGCTATCGCCCTCATCAAGCGCCGCCAGCAGTTCAAGTAAGCCTGCCCTCTTGCTGATTGCCTCGGTATCGTCTGCTGTGTCGCTTACCGCGCCGGATATGCCAGCATCGGTAAATACCTCTGCTATCTCTATGCCGTTTGCCGCCGCGTATTTAAGGATTTCTGCCCGCTGTGCATCCAGGCCGTAGCCTTTCTCTGCCTGTGTTTCAGTTGATACCCTCAAATATCCGTATACTTTCATGCCCTCGCCCTTTCTGTGCATCGTGCGCCTTGCGTGCCTCTTGCATCCGCTGCACCCATTGTATTACAGGGCTGTTGTATTGTCAATGTCATGAATGATATTTATCGTCAAAGCATCGTATTGCTATTGTTTTCAAGGGATTACCGCCTTTTGTTGTATGCCCTGCTGGCGGGTAAAACAGGTAAGATAAAGCGCCTGTGTTCTATCGTGAACCTTTACAATAAAGCAGGCTTGCCCCTTGTGCCTGTTGCGCTGCTCATCTTTCATCTACTGGCCGCGCTGTACGCCATTTTAAGCCCTGTAAATGGATGATTGCCCGCCAGCAGTAATTAAAACCTCTTTAAGGGCTTGCCTGTGCGCCCTGGTTACGCCATAATGAGGCCATTAAAGATAAAGTGAGGCCGCCAGCATGGATAATGATTTACTCGCCCTGTTCTCTGCCCTGTCTGATGAGGATAAAGCCCTTGTGCTTGAGATTGCCGCCGCCCTGGCGCGTAAAGCGGGTAATAGCGGGCAATAATGAGCAAGGCTGCCCCGCGCGTGGGTGCTATCACTTTTCACAGATTTCTGTAAAAGGTTGCTTTGTTTCTATCGCCTTTACAGATTTCTGTAAAAGCGCTGCCTCACGCTATCGTCACGCTATCATACGCGCGTGCTGCTGATTACAAATGATAACATTTGATAACATTGCCTCGCGTGCGCGTGTAACCTTAACAAGGTAAGTAATTGTAAGTAATTGTAAGCCAATAAAGAAAAGGGCTGCATCTCTGCGCCCTTGTTTGTGTCTGCTGCCGCGCTTAAATCCTCTCATGCGCGATACAATGCTTTGATTTACCATATATCCCGCGCATAATGCCCCGCAAAGGGCTGCAATGGCCTGCCCCTGGCCTTGTAGCGCCCTGCCTATACCCTACCCTTGCCCTGGCGCTCTATGGCCTTGCGTGCGCCCTGCGCGGCCTTTTCTCTTGGTTCGCCCTTGGTTCAAGGTTGTTAGACCCTGTGCAGATTTCTGCATAGGGTGATTTCTCGTTGTTCGCTCGTTGTTCAATGCCCCGGCTGTTCTGTTTGCGTTCTGTTCACCTCTGATTGCTGGCGGCTTGCCCTGCGTGCGCGTTCTGCCCGCTTGCGTGCGTTGTACTCTTGCCGCGTGATTTCTTTTGCCTCTTGTTCGCACTCGTGGTAAGCCTCTAATAGTTGCGATACATAAGCCCGGATTGCTGCCTTTCTGCGCCTGGCCTCGCCGGATGCTATACCGCCTTTAATGGATGCCTGGCGGTGCGCCTCTGCTGTCCAGGTATTAAATGGCTTTAAGTTCTCATTATTCATGCCGCGCCCCTCTCTGCGTGCCGTCTGTTCGCCTTTGCGCTGTCACGGCTTGCGTATGCCTCTTGTGCCTGGTGTGCATTATGCGCCTTTTGTGCATCATGTGCCT